GCTGATTCAGCAGCTTCGACTTCAATGCGTTATCCTCATCTAGCAGGAATCCGTAGGCAGCCATTACAGCCCCAACCCCCGCCACATGGTTCTGTGATAGGTTTGCACAGCACCGGTTGTAGCTGACCTGGCCGCATTACGGACGGTGGACTGCGGGGCATTGGTCAGTGTGCCGTACTCCAGCTTCTCAGCATGGCTACCAGGCCGCACTGAAGTCTTAGGGCTGTCCTGGTACCAGAAGACACCGACATCGTCAGGGTCCATGCCCGCACGCTCAGCGGCGGTAGCCACATGGGTAGAAACGTGGTCAACAGCAGCCTCTTTGGCCTGGTCATGCGCATCGGAGATATTCGCAACGGCCCTGCTGAAGCGGGCCTGGTGCTGCGTAAAGGGGTGGACCGGCTTGGTCACTCTCTTACTCCTATGGGCATTGTTCGGCTGGTACTGCTGGCAGGTACTGCACGGACACGGCGATCCGCTTGTATTAGATTACGCCACCCGAAATGTCGGCCACGTTCAAGTAAGAAGCAAACTGGGCAATAGTGCCGTCTTCGGCCATATCCGACTGAGCTACCTCTGTAAGGCTGACCGAAATGGTCAGGAAGTAGCTGGCCACCCGGCCCCGAGGCAGGAAGCTATCCACCTTGAAGATGTGGCCGTCATATCCCACACGGTCCTTCACATGGTCATTACCATAAGGATCTGGGTCCGGCATCGTGCTGTGAAAGAAAGCGTCATAAGAGATGATTACGTTGACCTTGTCGACCAGGTAAAGACCGTCATCGTCAAAGTTCCTTCCGGCACGGCTGTACTCGCCCAGCCATACGGGCACAGTGATGGCAGGGTACCACTGACGCAGCGGGCCGGTGTCATACACCGGATGGCTGGTGGAGGCCGCTTGGTTATACCTGAACCAGTGCACCCATTCCCCTTGATCTAACTGTGCTTGCAACATCCCATAGTAAGCCGATTGAATATCTCGGAGAAGCCTTCTGTCAGGAGGCACTATTTCCTCCGATCATTAAACAGGGACGCAAGCGCCAACTCCATAGCGTTGTGGACGTTTCCTTCCACCTGCACTGGATCATCTACGTGAACATCCGAAGGCAAGTCCACCTTGGCCGAAACCGAGTGAGGCTTAATCGATATATGGTACTGTGCTCCTGGCGTTTGACACTTCGTTTTCTCAGCCATTAGACCAGCACCTGCGAAAGGCCGGTGTTTTCCCAATATCTTTCATGGGCTGGCGTACCGGGAACCAGGTGTTCGTCATCAGTATAGCGGTCAGGAGGCACGGCCCCTCCTCTTGGCAATCTTAGGGTCCTTCATCAGCTCCTCTTCTGGAACCTCTCGCTTGACTGTCATGGGCGCCAGAGAGATGTGCGTATCTCTTCCCTTCTCCGGGGTCTTAGTCGGCCCCATAAGACCTGTGCCCTCCAACTCGTAGACACGGGGTGTGGTTGATCCATGCCATCCGTGCTTGGCCCGATGCTGCGCAACAAAGTCAGCATGGTCCAGCTTGGTAGAAGTCCACACAAAGTCACGGTCTTCTGGCTGAGACTGCATATCAGACAGGAAGTTTGGCTTGATCGCATCACCCGGCTTAAAGCTGGCAGACGTGCCGTGGTAAAACTGTTTTGGCTGGAGAGCTTCGTTAGCTGCCATCATGTCTATCCGGGTTGTGAAGGCCTTCAGCTTCGCCCTCAGTCGTATCCTGTCTGAAAATCTCCGCATCGTCCTCTGTCAACTGCGGCCCTGAGAACTGCTTGGCGCTCAAGTGGTTACCGGCGCTCATTTACTGCCCCGGTGGGATCGGTATCTTGACCTGCTCAGGTCCGTACAGGACGAACGGCGCAGGCTGTCCGACCACGAACTGCGCCGTAGAAAGCACCAAACCTGCTGGAGTCTGCACACCGATCTGACCGGTGACTGCACCTGGTGGCACCGTAGCCGTGATGGTGTCCGGCTCGCCCTGCACGCCCGGTGCCGGTGCCGTCCCTGGCGTGACATAGAAGGTAGTTGCAGGAACACCCCCAAAGGTGACCGCACTGGTACCGGTGAAGTAGTAACCGTAGATGACAACTTGCGCACCGACATTGGCCGCAGTGGGGAAGAAACCGGTGTAGGGCTGGTTGTACTCCTGCTCTCTGAAGATGGGCACAAGTCGGTTCGTGGTGTAGCTGACACGGCGCTGGTTGAGCACTTGAATCCTCCAGAGGCCGATACCGAGGGCACCTGCCTGAGTCTGATATTGTGCCTGCAGGTTTTCGATCTGCTGGGTGATCTGCGCAAACCTCTGGGACCGAGGGATGAGCACGCCTTCAGGGGTGTGAATGTCGACTTCTTGGGAAGCGTCAGTGGCCCGAAACCACAGCAGCTCAACGGCAGCCAAGTAGGCCACCAGGATCTCCTCCACCGTAGGGATGCCTGCCTGGCCCGGTAGAGGATCGATATAGAAGGAAGGCTCGTAATCAGCCGTGTGCATGGAAAAGGCGTCCTGGACGGCCTGAGCGACCTCATCGTCGTCAAAGAAGTTGTACGTCCAGCCTTGTACAGCCAAGGTGCCGCCCGCAGGTTGTGGGGGGCTGGCGAAGAGGATTACCCCATACTTGTAGTCAATCGTGTACGAGGGAGTAGCTCCCGAGGGGATGACACTACCATTAAGCACCACAATGGGGGGGTTGGCAGTCTGTGAGACCGACTGAACGGGAAGATCAAAGACATTAGAAACACCGTCTAGCACAAGGTTGCAAGCAAAGGGGCGCCCTGAGTCCTGCAGGGTCATCCTTGTTTTAGTGGTAATCGATGCCGTGCTCACTCTTCAATCGTATCTTCGCCCACTGCTGGCTCCACTACACGTGATTGGGGCACCCATTCCCCGTTAACGCCCTTGGACACTTCCTGGAAGGGCATGGCAGGCTGCACTACCCACTCTGCCGACTGGCGCCCGACTATTACGAAGGGAGCACCACGATAGAAAAGGGGAAACCGATAGGGTCCTGAGTTACGGTAAGAAGCTGACATCAGGCCACCTGACGAATAATGATGTAGCCCGAGCCACCATTGCCGCCCGTGCCGCCCGCTGTACCAGCACCGCCGCCACCGCCACCGCACCCGGTATTCGCTGGAGCGTTGGCCCCATTACCACCCGTACCAGCCCCGCCGTTATTTCCGACACCGCCTCCACCGCCGCCACCACCGCCACCACCGGCAGCTGCACCTGTGCCCCCAGCGCCTCCTGCAGAGCCGCCACCTTTACCTCCAGTACCCGATGTCGGGCCACCGCCGCCGCCGCCACCGGAAGCGAAACGACTAAGCCCTGCACCGCCACGTGACCCGGCATTAGAAGTCGCCCCGCCGAATCCACCCGTTGTACCCGAGGCTGCTTGTGCCGTTGAAAATGCTCCGATCTGGCCGTCACCACCAATACCTGATACACCAGTTCCTGTCCCAGCACCGCCCACGCCGCCGCCCGCCGCCGTGACAAGTGCGCCGATGGACGTAGAGTTGCCTGCACCGCTAGACGCTGCTCCGACAGTTATGCCCTGGCTGCCGACGACATTGCCGAGATAGAAGTCCTGCAAAACTTCCCCGCCACCACCGCCGCCTCCTCCAATCGAAGTGCCGCCCACTCCACCCGCTCCACCCCCGCCAACCACCGTGGCGACGAAGATGGCGCTACCCGTGGTCGATGGCGTCCAGGTACCGTTCCCAGTGAAGACCTGCGGAGCTGCCAAATAGGGGATCTGTCCGAAGGCCGCAGCATCGGTGGATGCAGTACCGTTCGCCAGGCCGGTGATCTTGTTAGACCCCATAGCGATGGGCAGAGCCATCGTGAGGGCGGTACTACTAACCGTCGCTACCGAAGTTTGAGATGCCGAAATCCCAAAGACACCGTTGCTTATAAGGTAAAACCCTGTCCCAGCGTCACTGGCTGTGCCGGTGGTATCGGCGTAGAAGCTGATGCCTGGCAGCGCTGCAGTGCCCGACACTGCCAGGAATGTTCCAGGGTTACCGTACTCGGGTCCTACCCACTGGGAGTTAGTGACGAGACCCCCACCGGGAGCCTTCATGTTTATGTTGTCGGTAGCGTTGTACGCTCCCCCGGCATTGAGTGTGTAGGCAATGGGCGCACCATTCTTGTCGTCATTCTCAAACATGACCCGAGTCGTGTTGGTCGGGATACCGCTGTCCTTGATGACAAGACCAGCTACGGTCGCAGTCGGGTTGCTGGGAATCTGGACGTTAAACGTGCCCTTGGTACCCGACATCAACAAGAAGTTGAAGGCTCCCGTTATACCAAGCTGGTTCTCCAGCGCAGTGACGGCATCATTTAGGTTGGTGTGCTGCACGTCATGGTAGACAGCCGATCCACCAACCAGGCCGTCCATCGTGTCAACCGCAGTGGGATCGGTAAAGCTGTCAACTGAAGTGGGGTAGTTAGTAGCCATAGTTATCCCATCATGACCTGAAAGAAGTTAGCCCCACCGGAGGAGACCTGTGGGCCTGGGTAGTAGAAGGTCAACCCGAAGTACACATTCGATCTGGCCGTGGTCCACTGGTTGTCCCACGTGTTGTTTCCTGCAACTGCTTGCGCTTGAGCGCCGCCACCGTACTGAGTCATAAAGTTGCTGTTAAAGCTGGCGCCAGTAAACCCCGTACTGGTCAACGGGACAGCCCCCGGCATGAACTGGTTTATGCCAGTCAATCCGCCGTTGCTATTGATTCCCGTGTACAAGCAAGTGACGGCCAGCTCATCGATAAGGGTGGGCTGGCTAGACCCCACTGATGGGTTGAGAGCAAAAGAAGAGATTGCAACCGTGCTCATAGCGCTAGCCGACAGGTCCAGAGCTGGAGTACCGACAGCTTGCGCTGGTGGACGAAACACATCAGCCTCAACTCGGTGAAAAGACGTTGCTCCGACGCCGCCAGCAGACGTAGCCGTAACGGTTATTCCTGCGCCGCCATTGTTGTCAGCGGCATTGGCGACCTTCCAAGCCGTAACCAGTGAAAGGTGGTTTGTTGACTGCTGCAATAAGACAGCGTTCCACGCAGCGCCACCGGAACTTGAATCAGATATGACGTACGTGCTCGGGTTCGTAGTTGCCCACGTAACCCCTCCAGAAGCAACGATTAGATCGCCAATGTTGGGCTTAATGGTTCCAGTGGTAAGGGCAGCAGTCCCGCCTGCGCCGGTATTACTCAGTGCCTGGAAGAAGTTCCAACCTGACATGCTGGGCTACCACTCAACAGTGACGGTTGGCGTTCCTGCTGACAGCAAGCGGACCTGCGCAAGCTGTGGCTGACCTCCAAGAATGGGAGGAGCAATCGTTATCCACTGGCCAAGGTTGCCAGGAAGGGTCTTCTGATCCTGGACAACGCTCGCACCTGGGATCACCGGATATACACCGTTTATGGTGACATACGTTTCAGCAGGGTTAGCCTGCATTGTGATAACAACCTGCCCCGTGGGCTTGTCCAAGTTAACAATGGCAGGCTGTGCGCTGCCATTCAATGTCACCTGAACCGTTGCCATGATGCTCCTATCTTATTAGCTAACCCACTGCGCCACTAGGCCACGCTGGTTCAAGTGGTCAGCGATATTGATGCTGACTTCATAAATGAAGCCCTCACGGAACGTCATGTTGTTCGGGACCCCCTGCGGCGTAAAGCCGTAGGTCATGTCTTCGATGTCCTGATTGACACGAATCTTGACCACTGGAGAACGGACAACCGACCGTGGTATCACTGGCTCGTCACGCTGAGCAAGAATCGGAACCATCTGCTCTTCCGACTCGTAGCCGGTGAGAACCAACTCTGCGGGCTGCTCCGATCTATAGAAGATGTCACCAGGAAGATCCTCTTCCTCCACAACTGCCACCGGAACGTCAAGCCGCTCCTGCGTATGGGGAGAGAAGACACCATCCCGCTGCTCGTCTGCCTCAACCGCTGACGCCAGAGACATCCTGGCGGTCGAGTCCCGCTGTTCCTGCAAGGCATCGTGCGCTGCATCTGCCTTGAGTTTTCCTGTCAAATCACCCGCTGATGGGCGTCCCTGAGCCATATGGTTTCTCCTTAATGGGCCACTAGGTTGTTACAACTTGTTACAAGCTGGGGGGATTGCTCCCCCCAGCCTCCGACACGAAGGTTAGTTCGTGTTGGCCAGAACAACTGACCAGTCGGTGATGAGGCCAAGGCCCCAGATGGCGTACCACGCAAGGGCGTGCTCACGACCGAAGTCGAGGACACCACCGTCACGGAGTTCCACCGGGAGGGAGATGGCGTGCCCGAAGGCATTGTCACCGATGAACACGGCCTGGTAGTAGTTCGCTGGGGTAGCCGCAGTGTTAAGGGCCTGGTTGACCTGAGTCGTTTCGATGAAGACAACGTCCCACAGTCGGCCAATCTCACCGAGAGCAAAGTTACCCGGAGCAGCGTATTTTGTAACCTCTATAAACTCAGGCGTATCACGAAGTCGACGTGACTGCGCTGGGTGAACGAAGCAGACGTACGTTTCGCCAAGCCGAGGCACGTTCTTGGAAGCCAGCGTCTGGACGGCGTCCTTCACGACCGGAGGCGAGAAGTAGTACGAACCAGTCAGACCGTTGGTCGACGTAGCCGCCGTGCCGTAGTCATATGGCGACCAAGCGTCACGGGTCAGGTTCTGCTGGTTGTACCCGAAGATGACGGACGAGGCGAGCAACAGAGTGTTGCGGGCGCTGTAGTCCAGGTACTGAGCCATGTTACGGCCCAGGAGTCGAGAGGCCGAAGCCATCACGTCATCGAACGAGGCGTTGAGCAGAAGTTCCGTAACCGAGACTGCGAAGCCCTGCTCCGCAACCGTGATCGAGAACTGCGAGGCCGTCAAAGCGACGGTCTGCAACCTCACACCTTCAACAAGCTGCGAAGCGTTCGGCAGGTTGTTGTAACGCATGAAGTTGATAGTCAAACCGGGCTGCACGCCCAACTCAGTCTTCTTGACCGCAAACTGCTCAAACCGGAGAACCGGCATGGCCTGGAAGAGGATTTCCTTTGACCAAATGGTCTGGATAGCCTGGCCCAGCGTGTTGTTTGCGCCCGAGTAACCGGTTGGGGAGGCTGCCAGATATGGGGTACCAACAATGGCACTAGGCATCTGAAGGGATCTCCTTGGTTAGTCGATGGACAAGCCCTGAAATGCCTGGCTTTGGCAGACCCCTAAATGCGCTTCTACAAATGATTCCACGGCGCTACGTAGATGTAATCAAATCAGAGATCACATCACTAAACAAGTCACACTAACAGTTGACCATAATCAGTACATGACCGGGTAGGTCCACGGGTGTGATGGGTGCGGCGATGTGTTTGGGTACAGAGGGTGTATTGGAACAGTCCAAGGACTATTACTCCTTCCACAGTAAGGACAGTACCCACATCTTGGACAAGATGTAGCTGGCACATTGGGCGTTGCATTACCATTACCAGCTGTGGTATCCTCAGCCATACAGCCCTCGTTCCTGCACCTGGCGGCTAGCCGCAGTCAGCAGCTGCTCCCGATAAGCGGCATATTCCGACATGGGCATAGCAGCGATATCTGCAGCTGACATCTCCTTCTCCTGAGGCCCACCCTGCATCTGCTCAAAGGTAAAGCCTGGGCCTGAAGTGACCGGCATCCCTGGACGTGGTGGGGCAGCTGGCTGGCCACCTGGGTTAAAGCCCTGAGCAGCCATAGCAGCAGAGACTTCCTGGCCTATTTCAGAGGTCTTCTGGGCAGCGATGTAAAGAGAGGCTTCGATCTCTTCAGGAGTGGTGCCGGTAATGAAGTCATGGAAGCGAGGATCGATCTGGTCGCTTAGCTCACCCAAGCGCTGGTTACGGTAACCGGCCAGAGCCTGGAACTCCCGCTCCTTCTCAAAGACAGCCTGCTGGTTAGCGAGCCGAGTGTCCTGCTCCTTAAAGCGCTCTTCCCACTGGCTTTCCAGAGCCTGGTAGCGCTCAGTGATAGTCTGCTCGTCCTGTTGCTTGAGGCGCTCAGCCTCTGCGGCAGCATCAAGAGCGGCCTGAGCCTCATCCTCAAGCTTCTTTCGGTCGTCCTCAAAGACCTTTACCCGGTTGTTGAGGGTGCCGAGGGTCTCGTAAAGCTTGTCCTTCTCTTCTTTACGGGCGTTCTCCACGTACTCCAAGAGCTGCTCCCGAGTAAAGGTTTCGGGCGGCTGCTCAGGATGCACAGGGGCAGGCGGCTGCTGGACAACGATTACACGGGGGTCGGGCGGTGCAGGCGGGGCGCCTGGCAAAAGGTCAGACATTCTTATCTCCTAGTTCTCCGTATGGGGCCACATACTGCTAACAGGCACAACTTACATCGTGCAACCTAGTTATTTATGTCATGCCGCCCTTTGATTACAGCCTTTGAGGCTGTCCATGAATCAGCCTCACCGTAGTGCTGCTTTAACTGACCCACAGGTTCTACCTCATGGACATCACCATAAAAACCGGCCACTTTCGGATCAGTCGTCATGTAAACGACCTTGGGCGCATTAGGGTGCGTAAGTCTGGAACGGCCTCGCCTGGCCGATTCAGGCATTTGTGCCACTTCCTGAGCAGGCACTACTTCGTCCCCTTCCTGAAAAGGGTGCAGAGAACCGTGGTAAAACTGCCGCCCTAACGACTCTTCGGCTGCCATTACTCACTCTTGTTGGGGTTACGCAGCTGAGGCAGCTGGGTTCCAGCCGCCATTGTGGTAATCCGGGTCATGAGATCCTTGGTACCAGGGTCATTCATAAAGGCCGGGGATGGCAGGGGTTCAGCTGCACCGGCAGGGGTAACATCTGCGCCGCCTGCGCTCTTTACACCGGCAGCGTCCTGTGGTCCACCGGCCTGCTCCTGCTGTTGACCATCAGGATTGCGCATCACACCGGTAAGCATTTCGATTACACCGTCCAGCTGGGCATTGAGCAGGTCAAGGGCGCCCTGCTCCAGGGCGTCATTGTGCAGCTCTTCGATGAGATCCTGCAGCTTCTCGGCTGGGTACTTCTCGCCCAAGTCCTCAAGCGCACCTTCCTTGGACTCCAGACCAAGCGCCATCTTCGCCTGCACCGTGTTAAGTGCGATCAACTCGTCCAGCGGCAGCGGCGACATGTACTTGACCGTGTTCCTAAAGGTGACCGGGTCCTGTGGGTCCAGCACGGAGAGCTGGCCTTCCTGCAAAGGTGGGTCTCTCTCCTCATCGATCTCCAGTAGCCAGGGCATATAAAGAGCGGCGGTCCTGATGATGATCTCATTAAGACGGCTCAGGCCCGACTCGTACTGAGTTTTCTTCTGGTGGAACTTCATCATTGGGGCTTGAAACTGCAGCTGCAGGGCCACGCCCGATGTATTGGAAATGTTCTGTTCCTGGCCCAGCGCCGTAATCGGCACTCCCACGATTTCGTGCATGAACTCCTTGAGCATCTTCAAATACTCAATGGACTGGCCCAAGTCCTGACCGAGGGTGAGGTTTTCAATCTTCGCCTTGTCGTAAGCGATGGACCATACCTTCTTAGGCCCACGCTCCAGCTGATTAGCCTTGGCCCCAATGATTACGGTAGTCGGGCTGGCGTAGTAGTCCACAATGTCCTGGATCAGGGTCACGGTCTCGTTGAGCACCCGGTTCAGGTCTGTGATGTCCTGAATGTCAGACAATCCCCACGGAGAACTGGGAACCTTGCGGTTAGCAATATGTATAAACGGGATTACGCCCAGTGGGTTGTCCTGAGAGTCGATTAACTCGTCGTTGATGAACGCTTGCATGGCATCTTCGGTCCACAGCTCCGTGTAACTGAAGACTTGGCGGGTCCCTTCCAGTGCAGTGCCCCAAAAACGGTACTTCATTTTGAAGCGAATAAGCCGAGTCATGTCATGCGGATGGTACTCAGGGAAGCAGAAAGCGGCATTTAATGGCAAGATACGAATGCGCTCAGGGTGAGGATTGCCTGCCGGGTCCTCGTAGGCCTCTTCATAGGCGACCTTGATAAAGGCATCACCCGAGACACCCCCCTGCTGGTGGATTTCCCAGAGCAGAGCATCCCGGCCCTGCGGCTGGTGCTCTGTCCAGACCGTTTCCAACAGCTGAGGGATGATCGCCTGGGTGGCTTTAGGGGACTGAAACACTACCCCGTTAGTGAGGGTGAAGTTGGTCAGCCAGTCTTGGAACGCCTCACAGTAGTTGAGGGTTATCTGCGGCTCACCGATTTCCCTG